ATAATCAAAGTGGTGTAGAATGTATAGATGCTATTAGTGCTGCTACAGGTGACAACTTTAAATACTATCTACAAGGTAACATAATGAAGTATCTGTGGAGGTTTGATTATAAAGGTAAAGCTATAGAGGATCTTAATAAAGCTAAATGGTATCTTGATAAGTTGATAGAACACGTGGAAGAGTAATGAAATTAAAAGTATTTTTAACATTGTCTATCGACACAGAAGAATACCCAATACCCTCTGATGGGGATGTAGCATCTGAAATAAATGATGCATTGCGTGAATATCTGCATGACCTAGATGGTGCAGAGATAGTGACACTAAAAACTATTATGGAGAGATAACTATGCACACTAACAATTATTTAACTTCTGACTATCAAAACTTTATTGCACTATCTAGATACGCTAGGTGGAAAGAGGGTGAGCAAAGACGAGAAGGCTGGTTAGAGACAGTAGAAAGATACTTTAACTATTTAGAAAACTATATCAGAAATAATCACGGTTACATGATGCCAGATAAGTTACACAGAGAAGTGTCAGAGGCAGTGCAAGATCTAGCCGTTATGCCTAGCATGAGAGCATTGATGACTGCTGGTGCACCACTAGACAAGTGTCATGTGGCTAGTTACAACTGTTCTTATCTAACTGTAGATACACCAAGAGCATTTGATGAAAGCATGTATATACTTATGTGTGGCACAGGTGTAGGCTTCTCTGTTGAGAAAGAATACGTAGATAAGTTACCTACCGTGCCTAATAAACTAGACCCCACCAGCACAGTAATAGTAGTGCAAGATTCACGTGAGGGTTGGGCAAAAGCTCTAAGAGAACTTATAGCCACTTTGTATGTAGGACAGATACCTATGTGGGATGTTAGTGAGATAAGACCTGCTGGAGCAAGATTAAAAACATTCGGTGGTAGAGCCTCTGGACCCGGACCACTTTTAAATTTGTTTAACTTTTGTGTTCAGACATTCTGTAATGCAATTGGACGTAAGCTATCATCAATAGAATGCCATGATATTATGTGTAAGATAGGTGAGGTAGTAGTCGCTGGAGGCGTAAGACGAAGTGCACTTATCAGTCTGTCTAACATTGAAGATGAGCAGATGAGACATGCAAAATCAGGAGAATGGTATAAACATGAAGCACAACGTGGTATGGCTAACAATAGTGTAGCATACGATAGTAAACCTCTCATGGGTACATTTATGCGAGAGTGGTTGTCTTTGTATGATAGCAAGTCAGGTGAACGTGGTATATTCAACAGACAGTCAGCAGTAAAACAAGCAGCTAAAAGTGGCAGGAGAGATACTGAGCATATGTTTGGATGTAACCCATGCTCTGAGATAATACTAAGACCATATCAGTTCTGTAACTTATCAGAGGTTGTTGCACGTGAAACAGACACGATAGATAGTCTTAAAAGAAAAGTTAAGTATGCAACCATACTAGGCACTATGCAGTCTACACTAACTAACTTTAAATACCTACGTAAAGTATGGAAAGATAACACAGAAGAAGAAAGACTACTTGGTGTGTCTCTTACAGGTATTATGGATTGCCCACTACTAAACGGCAGTCAAAAAAGTTTAGAAACAGTGCTAACAGAACTAAAGAAGGTAGCAGTAGAAACAAACAAAGACATGGCAAAGAAGCTAGGTATTAATGTATCCACTGCTATCACCTGTGTTAAACCATCAGGCACTGTATCACAGCTAGTTGATAGTGCCAGTGGCATACACACAAGACACAGCAGGTACTACATTAGAACTGTACGTGCAGATGATAAAGATCCTATGACACAGTTTATGAAAGATATGGGTGTACCAAATGAACCAGCATCAACTGGACCATCAGGAATTACGGTATTTAGTTTTCCTATGGTTACACCAAAGAGTGCTATGGTACGTGATGATATGACCGCAATGGATCAGTTAAATATATGGTTGACTTACCAGAACTATTGGTGTGAGCATAAACCATCTGTGACCATATCTGTGCGTGAACACGAATGGATGGATGTAGGTGCTTGGATATATGAAAACTTTGATGATGTTTCAGGCATTAGTTTCTTACCACACTCTGACCATTCATATGATCAACCACCCTATCAAGAGGTAGACAAAGAGACATGCTTAGAAATGGTAGCACGTATGCCTACTAATATTGATTGGAGTAAGTTGTCAGACTACGAGAAAGAAGACAGCACTATAGGTTCTAGAGAACTAGCATGTACAGCAGATGCTTGCGAGGTAGTAGACTTAACTAATTAGGAGATGGGCATGAGAAGGAACTTAAATAAAAACGATGCACCCCTGAAGATACAGTTTAAGAAAGGCTACCATGCCTTTCAAAGGGGTGCTAAGTATACCAACCCATACAGGCATAACTCTATGCAATATAGAGAATGGGAGAGAGGCTATAACAAAGCCTACTTTGAGAATCTGAGAAAGGTAAAGTATGAAGAACAGCTTAGAACAGTCAGCAATTAACTGGTTAAAGGAGAGATATGCTATGTTAGATTTTAATGATTATCAAAAGATAGCAAAGACTACAGCAATATATCCTGATCAATACAAGATAACATACCCTGCACTAGGACTCGTAGGTGAGGCAGGTGAGGTAGCCAACAAAGTTAAAAAGATTGTACGTGATGGTGAGGATAATATGCCTAGTGATTGGAAGGAGCAGTTAGCATCAGAGATAGGTGATGTACTGTGGTATTGTGCAGCACTGGCATCAGATTTAAATATGTCACTTGGAGTGATTGCTGCACAGAATAAAGAAAAGTTAGAAGCTAGGTTGAAGAAGGGTACATTGCAAGGTAGTGGAGATAAGAGGTAGCTTAACGTATTCTCTCCATTATTTGTTTTTATCTGTCTTTTATTAACAGTTCTGTTTCTTCTTTTATTTGTTTTCTTATTATAGATTGACTTGATTTGATAAGATCAACTATATATCTAAGGTCAGCTACATCAGTAAGATCTGCTCGTTCTCCTGTATCTTCATAGAATCTAACCTGTGCATCCTGTTTAGCTGCTTTAGATCCTGTTTTCTTATAAGCATTATAGGCAGCTATATATCTAACTTCCTCATTGACAGGGTTCTCTAGTCTTTGTTTTGTTACATTAGACACAACACCCTTTTTTACTTTTATTAATTGTCCTATGTAAGTACGCATCTTATCTCTTACATACTCTTTCTTTCCAAAAGCTCTCTCCCCTTCTTTTTTTGGCAGAGAAAGCCAGTCCTTCTCATATTGTTTTTCCATAGCTAGTGAGTTTTCATATATACCAGACATATAATTTTTTAACAGTGCTTTTTGCGCTCTAGCAACAGATGGGGTATTACTAAATTTACTAATTTTAAAATCGTATATACCGTACTTCCTAAAAAATCTACCCATAGGTGTTGTCTTTTTGATGTTCAAACCAAAAGTAACATTTAATCCTTCAGTTAATCTTGTCTTAGTATCCTCACCAAACAGACTCACTCGCATTCTAGGATTAGTCATAGTTGGCACAGTTGGATCTGCTTTCATAGCTTCATAAAGATCAAAAGGATCGGGGTATCTAGCCTTTAAATATCTCATTCGTTCTCTTTTAAAATTACTTATAGGCTCCCCACTACTATCTAACTCACCGGGAATTACATCATAACTAGTGTCTAGACTTCCTACAGGTCTTTTACCAAAGGCTACGTCTGCTTGGTAAAACTGTTGAAAGTACTGACCAAAACTCATATAATAATTTGTAAATGCTTTTTCTAAAGCTACCATTTGATTAGGTGTTAGTTTTATATTTTCTGGATCTATATTTGGACCAGCTACTCCTTGAGTTATACCTACTATATGTTCTACAAAGGGAGACACTGAACCCCAATAGTTTCGTCCTGCCTCTGCACCTGCTAAAATTTTAACTGCATTCTTGTACCCATCCCTATTTACTACAAAGTCTGCTAAATCACCCTCAAACATTTCATATGCTATTCTAGATGCTAACGCTAAATCTGGAATAGGTGAGAGTGGTCCTAAATTTACATCGTAATTTAACACTCTAGCTGTATCAGGTTCGTTGGGTAACTCCTCATCATTAAAAGAAATTAAACCATAACCTGCACCCATAGCAGAAACACCAACTATATTTCTAGATATTCTCTCTCTGTCTTTTGCATTTAATGGTGCTTTAAACGCTGCCTCAAAATCTACATTCATTATTTCATCTACTTCTTTTTTAATTTGAGCTTTTGTTTTTTTAGGAGATGTAACAGACTTAACTATTTTACTTGTTGTAGAAGTAGCACTACGAACACCACCAGATCCATAGTTAAGTAAGTAATACAATCTTTTAGTTGCAGGTATAGAACTACCAAGCATGTATTGACCTATTAGTTCTGCTTTGTTAAATAAAAATCTAGGAAATGCAGTAGTAACTGCTGTTAGTCCATAGTTAACTAAAAAATTTGTAAGCTGTCTAAATACTTTTACTTCTGGTTGTTTAGCGTAGGTATCACTAAGACCTTTCATAGTAGCACGTTCAGTTAACTCTAAAAATCCGGGCTTACCTTCAGGAACTAGAGAGGGATCATTGTTTAGTAGTTGTTGTATTTTACCTTCTCTTAGAGTTGTGAATAAATCTATACCGTATTCTAACCTAACCTGTCTTTGTAAATCAGCAAGAACAGATGCCCTACGTATGGTAAACTCTTGAAGCCTGTTTGGTATGTTAGCCCACTGCACTGAGTCCTCAAAAACTTCTAAGACTTGATCTACTTTTCTGCCAGTTTGAGCTATGATATTATTATCCTGTGGGATATTACCCCTCTTTGCTTGCTGTATATCACTAAATATTTCAAACATTCTATTGTATTTGGCCATTAGCTGTGGTCTTTTGTATATGTATTCTAGAGTGTCTTTAGCATCTGCTTGATTACTAAATATCCATGCTGTTTGTTTTAAAGAATCTTTCCAACTGGTTGAACCGGGTAGAAGCTCTTTCATACCTAGCTTAAAACCTTTATCAGATGCAGTATACAACGCACCATCTATAACATTACCTAAAACTTCCATAGGACTACGTGCTATTACATGTGCTTCCGCATTTCTAAATGCAGTTTTTAATGCAGCAACAAGTATACCTCTACGAATACCTTCCACTCGTACAAACAAATTACCATAAAAATTTATATTTTCTCTTAGCAGTTTATCTGCATTAAAATCTTTATCTGTTTTTGCAGCTTTGTTTCTGCCTACCACCATTCCAAACTTTTGAAGTATCTTACCTGCCTGTGATGCAGTAGATGTTGCAGTTAATACAAGCTCTTCAAAAGACAAACCGTACTTTGACAGTGTGCTTAACAATTCTGGATCAGATACTAACTGATTACCATCTTTGTCAGTAGCTATTACTACCTCTGTGATCTGATCTATTAAATTACCTTTACTGCCTTTTTTCTTAGCCTTAAAGTTATCAGGAAATCTTTTTCTAAAGTCAATAGCTAGTGCAATTAAACCGTTTAGTTTATCAGGTTGTAGTAAAGGCTCAAATGCAGGTATGAAGTTAGGGTCTGCGTTGTCTAATATACCAGTTTTTTTCTCTGCAATCGCTTGACCTGAACTTTTTACTAGATCCATATCTATTTGTAGGTTGCCTTTACTATCTACCTTACTTATTTTTACACCTACCTGTTCTTCAAAACTTTTTATTAAATCATTTCGCACACCTACATTAGCTTCTGCAATCTTTCTATTTTGTACTTCTATCGCGCTCATTACCTCACTTTCCATCTGCCTT